AGTGTTTTAGGTATCGAGGCTTTAGAAGAAGGTGGAGACGATTTTTTAAACGATAATAATAACGAGTTAGATTAATGGCTTTAGATTTAGGTATATTTTTAGAAGGCGCTCAAAGTACTTTTAAGGTAAAGGTATCAGAGAATGACCAACAAGCTCAATACTTAATAGATAAGCTTGTAAGTTCAGACGGTTCGGTAACTATTACGGAGACTAATGACGGAGGGATAGAAACTATTGATTTAACCGCTTCGGGTGGTGGTGGTGTTTCATCGCCATTAACTACTAAAGGCGATTTATTTACTTACGACACAGATAATCAAAGGTTAGGAGTAGGCGCAGACGGGCAAGCGTTAATAGCTGATAGTGCTGAGGCTACGGGTTTAAAGTGGGGTACTGTTTCTGCTGATAATATGGCTACTGCTGATTTAACCTTAACGGGTGATAGAACGCACGATTTAGTTAACTATTCTTTTGCTATAAACAACTCTTTACAAGCTAATGTAGATTTTAGTTTAAGTGCGTCAGGAGATTTTAATTGGAATGGTCAATCTGGAGGGAATAACTTTGTATTAAATACTTCATCTTCAAAACAGCTTCAAATTAGAGGTGGTCATCCTACTGATTGGTTAAACTTATATTCGACAACCTCTGGTACATCAACAGCTGAATTTTACAGTATGACTTGGTCTGCTAATAACGGAACAAAACCAGCTTTTAAGATTTTTGGTAACGGTGAAATAAGCCAACAATATGACACAAGAATAGGGGGAGGTTTATCTGCTCCTAATGCAAGCACAAGGTTACACATTACGGGGGGAGGTCCTACAAATGCATCAACAACTTTATTAGTAGAAAACAGTTCAAATGTAGAAGCTTTTAAAATATTAGGTGATTTAGCTATAATAATGGCTAATTTACCAACATCTTCAGCGGGACTTGCAACGGGTCAAATATGGAATAATTCAGGAGTCTTAAATATAGTTTAATTTTAAATAAAAAAAATGGCGATTAAAGTAAATAACACAGCAGAAAGCAAAGAAGGTTTAATTATACCTTCGGGGTATTTAATCGGGTTTGATATGGTTATTCCAGATAACACAAAAGAGCTTCATTATTCTCCAAAGGTTTACATAAGCGAATTAGCAAGAACAGAAGGTAAGGCTCAAGTTTACCCTTCTTTTATTCAAGAACTTGCTTATGTTTATAAACCAACAGATGAGGAGTTTGCTAATCTAAATCCGGTAACGGTTAATACTTTCTACCAAACTTATTTAGAGAGCTTATCAGAAGTTGGAACAGATACGGAAATTATTTTATAGTGAATAACGATAGGTTAAATATAGAGAAGGTTACTAGAGCTTCGTTTACTGTATTCGATGTACCTAAAAGGTATAGAGTTATGATAATCGAGGCTTTTACTTCTGATTTTTGGGATTACTATATTAAATCAGACGGGTTAACCTTTTTTAATACTAAGTGGTCTAACGAATTTCATCCAGTTTTTGTATGGCACGATTACGCTATGCAGAACAGAGAAAAGTTAAGAGGTTCTAAAGATTTAGAATCTTACGTAAGGGATACTAATTTAACCCTTAAAAAGCTAATGGAGATATATAATTTTAGTAACTTAAAGACTTGGGTTTATCCGATATTGGCAACCCTTGCATTTAAACTATTTAAACGATAAAAAATGACAGAACAAGACTTAAAAAACATCGAGGTAGTATTCGCAATCGCTAGAAAAGAATTAGCGTTAGACGAGACTCAGTTAGTAGAAATTATTAACCTTAAGAGAAAGGTTTTAGACGCATTAACTCCTAAAGAAGAAAACGAAAAACTTAAAGTAGAAAAGTAGACCTTTATAGAATTATGTTAGATTTAGATATCTTGTTTAAGTATATAGTAACTGGGGGAGGCGCTATAATTGCTTACTTCTTTAAAAGTATCCACAAGAGTTTTAAAGACCAAGAAGATAAAGTTGCTAATATGCAGAATGAGATATCTAAATTAGAAAACAAAGTAGAATTGATAGATAACAATAACTCTGCTCAAATAGAGAAGTTAGAGGACCTTAGTAAGATACAGTTCGATCAATTACATCAAGAGATAGGAGAGTTGAAAAGTTATGTTAACTCTATAAATAAGAATATTCAAGAATTAGTAAAAAGTATAATATGAGTTTAGCAGAGACAAAGATAATAACAGAGCAGGAGGTTAAGAATTGGACTGATATTAGTAATAACGTTCAGAGTAGTAGTTTAGCTTTTGCTATTACTATTAGCCAAGATTTATACGTAAGGACGGCTCTAGGAGAGAAGCTTTACGAAGAGTTAGTAGGTCAAGTAGCTACTGATACTTTAACGGCTTTAAATACTACTTTACTTAACGGTAACGATAGGCTTTTTAGAGGTATTAAGCCCGGTTTAGCTTGGTGGATTGCTTACGAGTCTTATACTTACTTACACTCTAAGATTAGCCCTACAGGAATACAATCTAAATCTACCGACCAAGCGGTTAGTATAGATTCTAGATCACTGGAAATCCGTAAGAATATGGCTAAGAAAAAAGCGGAGTATTATATCGACCAACTTATTTGCTACTTAAGAGATAACGAGACTGATTATCCTCTATTTAGAGATTCTGATTCTTGTTGTACTAACTTAGCTTTCGACGGTTACGGTAACTCAGGTATTATTACCGACGACGAGGACTATTTAGATTTTTATAGAAGAGATAACGACGGATTCAAACCTTTATAGAATATGGCGTTTGAGATAACTAATTCAGGGGGTTTTTTTAAGATAAAAAACACTATTACTAACGAGGTAAAAGCGATAGCTAAAAACGATATTAGATTTGTTTTAAGAAATGATTTATCTATCGTTAAAGGCGCAAACTTTAGATTTGCCGTTATAAGTAATGTAAGTGAGGTTACTACGCCTTCTGCTACTGATTTAAACGATTTATTAACTAAACTAAATAACTTAACATAATGGCTACGATAACGGTAGAAGGAGGACAATTAAAGATAGTTTATGGTAACGACATAGATACTATCCCTTTAGACGATGTGATAATGGAATCAAAAGGAGTTGATTCTGTAGTATTTAAGCAATGTACTGCGCCTGTAGTAGAATTAGAAAGGAGTACTATTACTGTTCCTACTTCTACTAGTGTAGAGAACTTGATAGACCAGATAGGAGTACTTATAGATGTTAATGATAGTGGTATAACTAACTTAACCTTTGTAGCTTCTAAAAGTGATTTACCATCTCCTATAGGAGGTGTTATAACTCTATTAGCAGAGCATACTTATTATTTCACTGCTGATGTGGATTTAGAGGGAGATAGACTTGTAGGAAGTCAAGACACTGTTATTCTTGGTGCATCTTCAGAAAATTGCTCTATAACTTCAACAGGTTTAGGGACTGGGGTAGCTTTATTTACTACTGAATGGACTACACCTATAAGACATATAACATTTAGAGACGTTGATACTTGTCTTGATATTAACGGAGTAACTAATGCTCCGGTAGCTTTAGATTGGACTGGTGTTAATTTTTTAAACATCCCTAATATTGGAGAGATTAGTACTTGTGATAACTGGATATATTCTAAAGGTGCTTTTTTAAACTCTAAAGGGTTTATTTTTAGCGGTACTGTAGGTACAATAGGTATTGATAACTCTATATTTGTAGGAGACGGTTCTGCTGGGGGTATTATAGAGCTTAGTTCTACTTTAAATGTTACACGAAGATTTAGAGTTATTTATTCTTCTATAGTTGCTTTTGGTGCTACTGTAGGTATTGACGCTAATGTAAGTGCTACAATTCCGACAGAAGGATATATTTTCGATACTGTTAACTTCTCTGGTGGGTCAACTTATCTTTCAGGTATAACGGAAACGGATAATAGAACTAGGATAGATAACTCTAGAGGAGTTAAAAACACAGCAGAGATAGGGAACTATTATATGCTTAATAATGCCACAGTAACGACTATAACTTCAGCAGGTGTACCAGTTAAGATAGAGGGTACGTCAACAGCTAACGCTATTAATCAGAAATTCAGCCATTCAGATAATAGGTTAACTTATACAGGAGGGTTAACGAGAAACTTCCAAGTATCAGCTACAGCTTCTTTTACTTCGGGGAATAATAGACTTATAGGATTATACGTAGCTAAGAATGGGGCTATTATAGCTGACTCTGAAATGTACGCGACGACTTCGGGTAGTGGTAGAGCTGAAGCTATACACGTTCAAACTATTTTTGAAATGGATGAAAACGACTACGTAGAACTTTGGATAGAAAACGACTCTAATGCTGATGACATTACGGTTGAATTTTTAAACTTTATTTGTAAATCTTTAGACTAATGACTATACTACAAGATTCAACTAACGACTTACTTTTTTATAAACAAAGTGCTTTAGAGTCACCTTATTTTTTAATTAGATTAGTTAATAAGATTACAGCTAAAGAATTTGTTTGTTTAGATCAATCTATGGTTGTTTGTCCGTTTATTCAATTAGAACTATTAGAAGTAGGGAAAGATGGATCTGAGGATCCTCTAAACGCTTCTATTAAGATAGATACTGGTTCTTATGATTTATATTTGTATGATCAATTAAGCTCTACAAATTTAGATTACACTTTAGCTAACTCTGAATTATTTAAGGGAGAAGCTTATGTATATTCTGATGAAGACCTTGATAGATCTTTTTTATAATTAGTAAATAACAATGAGTAGATAAATAAGTAAATTAGTAATATGAGTAAATTAAAAAGTATACTATCATCATTATTAACTGGAGCAATTAGTGCTATACCAGTTGTAGGGAATGTAGCTAAAGAGATTAAGGAGTCTAGGTCGGTTAGACTACCTCATTCAAGTATAGGGAAAGTAGATTACGCTAAGATTGCAGGTTATTCTATTATGTTTGTTATAATATTAGCAGTTGTCTTCGGTAAGATTGATATAGAAACAGCTAAAGAGCTGATTAAGAAATTAAACCTATTTTCGTTTTTTTCATAGTGTTTTTGTTTTGGTTTGTTGATTAAAGGGGCTTCGGTCCCTTTTTTCGCCTAAATTATTCTCGTTGATTTTCAAGTACTTAACTTTTTATTGCAAAATAATTTGTTAAAAAGCTTTCAGATTTAAACAATGCTCTATATATTTGTATCAACAACAACGAATAAATTAAACGAATATGAAAACTCAAGAATTAGCAAAGCAAGAAGTATTGGAATTAGAAATCGATTTTGATACTCTAGTTTCAGACTTCGAACAGTCTGAAGACTTTTACCCAGTTTTAGAAGAATTAGAATCAGATAACTATTATTTCGATATAACTTTCGAAGTTAATGGGAGTAACGTTTCTTCTAGTGCTGGTTGGTGTGACTACAATGACCCTATTTTAATTAATTTCTCTGGCGAGATAGTTCCTTGTCAAATTATAGCTTTTGATAAAGAAACTGAGCAAGAGTTTGAATTAAGAATTACTAACCAAATTAAAGAACAATTAAAGACTGTAAGATAATGAGAAACGAGAACCAATTCAAAGGACTAGCGAAAGGGATAAGTAAAAGCACTTACCCGGGTAGCTACACTAATCACAAAGAGTGGTTAGATAGCCACACAGAAAAGAGATTTAACGAAACGATGTGGAGAATTAGATTTTTAACTTTAAATAACGTAGAAGATGACAAGAGAACAAATTGTTAAGATGTATGAAGACCAAATTGCTAATGCTGAAAATGGTTTAATGGCATCGAGTATTAAATTTGAAATGAAGAAACACTTAGAAGCTTATGACCAAGGAAGAGAGTACAAAGTACAGATTGATGCACCGATTGAATGTATTGGTTGCGGATCTTAAGGCAATTATTTACTTATTTTTATTAAACAAACTTTAAAACATTATGGAAAAGACGAATTTATTTAAAGCATTAGCTAGCTTTCAACAAGAAGTTCCAGCTATTCACCAAAACACTAAAGGGTTTAGTTACACTTACGCTAACTTAGCTCAGATCTTTGAAACGATTAATCCATTAATGAAAAAGAATGGGTTAGGATTCACTCAGCAATTAGGTAACAACGATTTAGGGTTTACAACTATAACTACTGTTATATTTCATGCTGAATCAGGAGAGTCTATTGATAGTACGATGATCATTCCAGACGATGTTAAGTTAAAAGGAATGAATGACTTTCAGATCATGGGTTCAGCGATCACTTATTACAGACGTTACTCGTTATCAGCTATTTTAGGTTTAGTTACTGATAAAGATACAGACGCATCTGGGGAACAAGAGAAACCAGCTCAAAAAAGACAAACTCCAAAACCTAAACCTAAAGAGGTTTTAAATCAAGATCATAAAGCTTGGAAGAATGTAGTAGTAGGACTTAAATCTGGTTACTCTATGGACCAAGTTAAGAAAAAGTACAATGTATCAGCTGAGATCGAAGCAGAGTTAAATAAGCTAAAAGACGAATAATGGAAGAATTTAAAATCAGACCAAGTCAATGTGGTAAAATTATGGCGAGCTCTCGTAAAAAAGGAGGGCTTTCTAAAACAGCTAAATCTTACGTTGATCAATGGATAAAAGAGAGAATCTACGGTTATCGAAACGAAATCAGTAGTAAGTATTTAGATAAAGGTAATCAAGTTGAAGATGAATCAATTGATTTTATCGCTAAACATTTAAACCTTAAAGGGATCAAAAAAAACGAAAAGAAGTTTGAAAATGATTTTATAGTAGGTACTCCCGATGTTATCACTAAGGACACTGTAATCGATATGAAAAACTCTTGGGATTGCTTTACTTTTCCTTTATTAGATAACGAGATACCTAATAAAGACTACTTTTATCAGTTACAATGTTATATGGCGTTAACTGGTAAAAAGAAAGCTAAATTAGTTTATACTCTAATGAATACTCCAGAGGATTTAGTTAAATACGATTTAATGAGCCATAATTACGACGAGATAGACCCGAAGTATAGAATTAAGGTTTTCGACATCGAAAGAGACGAAGACGTAATAGACGAGATTAGGAAAAGGGTTATCGAGATTAGAAACCATTTAGAGGTAGTAACCGCATTTATTTAACGGGCTTGCGGTATGGTTAGTAAAGCCACCTACTACCGCAACCTATAAAATACAAACTTTAATTGGCTTTATTAACTATGACCGCTTGTTAGCGGTTGTTATTTACTTACTTATGGATAAATTAATTGCTGAAATAGGCGATACAATAAGCTGGACATTTGACGACACCCCGACAGAAAGTAAAATGTTTAGAGGTAAAACATTTAGTGCAAAAGTGGCTATGGTTGACGTTGAAGAAAGACACTACGGGGTATATGCTGATTATGGGCAAGATTTGATACCATTTGACCACGCCACTATTCAGCGGACTAATAACCGCTAACGCTAAAGTAGAAAGCGTTTAAATGCTTTCTAAAGACCGTTAAAAGGCGTTTTAATGCCTATTTTTAAACAGTAATTAATTAAATTTTATAATATGTCACAACAAGACAAGATTTTCGTAGGAAACGGAAAAAAGAATGATCAGTACGGATTTATTAACTTTTCAATCTGTTTATCAGATTTGCCGCAAGAACACATCACTGAGTTCAAAGGTAAGAAGTACATTAATTTAACTATCTCTGAAAAAAGAGAATCACCAGATCAATATGGTAAGACTCATTCGGTAGTGGTTAACACTTGGAAGCCAGAAGGAAGTGCTGAACAAGCAAATGAAGAGGTAACAGATGATCTGCCTTTTTAAGTAAATTGATCAAAGAATTAGATTTAGAAATTATAGAGGGGTGGAAACGCTCCTCTTAAAAACAAAACAAAATGGGAAAATTAGGAGAAATTTTATTAGCAGTTTATTTTATTATTAGCCAGATAATGTCAATAGTGTTCTTTATTGATATTTGTAAAGACTGGGATAACTTATTAGCGATTATATTCGCTGGTCCGATAGTAGCAGAATTAAAAGGTCTACTTTGGGTATTCTTTATTTAATAACTAGCCTCTTCGGAGGCTTTAAAACCAAAACAAAATGAACAGATTTTTTGAAAGATTTAGAAAAAACGTATTAACTCAGTTATTTACTTATTTGGTCATTATGATTACATCTGGAATATTATCTAATTGGTTTTCTTGGACCTATCCGATTATGGTAGTTATGGCTATTGTTATAGCCTTTTACATATCCGTATTCGTAGTAGCCGGAATTGTTAACTTTATTAAAGACTTAAGAAGATGATTAGTTTTATTTTTGTTCTATTAGCTTCTATCTGTAATGCTATAATGGACGTAACTCAATTCCATTTTCATAGATCAATATTTAATAACGATTTATTTAGAGCTAGATGGTGGAATGGTCAAGTATCTTGGAGGAATAAATACATTAACGGAGACGTTAAGCAGGGTAGAACTAGTATACCAGTATGGTTTACGGATGCTTTCCACTTCTTTAAGAGTTCTATGATTATTAACTTGACTTTAGCGATAGTATTATATGATGTTATGATTAACCCGTTAATAGATTTTTTAATCTTAGGTCTTACTTGGAACACTTTTTTTAATTTATTTTACAGACACTTACTTAAAAAACAAACTTATGAGCAAAAAAAGAAGCGTTAATACTGCCTTTTGGAGTGACCCTTTTATAGAGGATATAGCTCCAGAGTACAAACTGTTATTCCTTTATTTGATCACAAATGAGAAGACAAATATGTTAGGGATTTATGAAGCATCTAAAAGAAAGATGTCATTCGAAACAGGATTATCTATTGAATGCATAAAGGATGCATTAGATGTTTTTCAAAGATTAGGCAAAGTGAAGTACGTTGATAACTACATTATTTTAGTTAATTATATGAAGCATCAGAAATACAATACAAACATGAAGAAGAGTGCTATTGAAACATTCAATGAGTTGCCATCTTCTGTTAGAGACAATATTGATGTTTTAGATAAAACTGATGTAGATAAATCATTCAATTTTTTGATAGATAATTATTCTAGTGTTAAAGGAATTGCTACTATAACAACTGAAGTCGAAGATCCATCAAATTATTACGAAAATGGTCATTTGATATTATCAATGAAAGATTACGATAAACTTTTGAAACACTATGATTCTGCTACTATTGATCACTACATAGCTAAGATTGAAGGTTGGAAAAAGAATAAGCAAGTAAAAAGCGTTTACCTAACTATACTTAATTGGCTTAAACGAGACCAGGAAGTTAAAAAGAACGACGTTAAGATAATTAAAAACGAATCTTACTCTACAGGATTTAACGAACACTTTTAAAATAGAATAATATGAAAGAGAAGTTACTTGTAAGTTTTAGCGGTGGAGAAACATCAGGATATATGCTTTATTGGATTTTAAACAATTGGCAAGATAAGTATGAGATAAAAGTTGTTTTTGCTAATACTGGAGAAGAAAATGAAGAGACTCTTTTATTTGTAGAAAGATGCGCTAATCTATTTAATATTGAAGTTATTTGGGTTGAGGGAGTTTTTCATAAAGAACACGGTAAAGGAACTACACATAAAATAGTAAACTTTGAAACGGCTACAAGGTCAAATAGACTTTTTGAAGAAATGATTCAGGTTTATGGAATACCAAACAATTCTTATCCTCATTGTAATAGAGAGTTAAAACTCCAGCCAATTAAAAGCTATTTAAGAAGTATAGGTTGGAAAGATTACTATACTGCAATTGGAATAAGGTATGATGAGATTGACAGAATAAACAGTAAAAGAAAAGAACACAAACTTCTTTATCCATTAGTAACAGAAGTAAAAACAACAAAGACAAAAGTGAACTCATGGTGGGATGAACAGCCTTTTAGATTAGAGTTAAAAGGTTATCAAGGCAATTGCAAAACGTGTTGGAAGAAGTCAGAAAAAAAACTTCTAAAGATTGCTTTTGAAGCTCCTGAAAAATTTAATTCTTTTAAGATCCTTGAAGAAGAGTATTCAAATTTTATCCCTGAATCAAGAAGTCTTGAAGGCAAATCTGATAATTATAAGATAACATTCTTTAGAAAAAACAGATCTGCTGAATGGTATATTGAAAATGCCGTTGACTTAATTGTTAAAGATGATAGTTCTGAAACATCAGAGCAGCTTGATTTATTTGAAGAAAGCTGTGATATTTTCTCAATGTGCGGAGACGACAATAACAATTAAAATAATATGAAAACGAACAAACCAAAACACTATTACGAGCTTAAGGACGTTTCTAATGAATTATTTAAGCTAAGAGAAAAAGGATTAACGAGAGGTAAAGAAATCGGATTTGACTTCGATAAGTGCGGAATGTCTATTAAAAAAGGTTGTACTACTTATATCGCAGGCGCACCTGCTTCGGGTAAGTCAGAATGGTGGTTAGAGATATTAGTTAACCTATCTTGTATATACGGAGATAAGCATATTATATTTACTCCTGAGACTGGAGAAGTACACGAGGTTTTCGCTGAACTTTGCCATAAGTACGTTAACAAGCCTTACTTCGGTAAAGATGATGTTAAAATGACTGAAGCGGATAAAAGCCAAGCGGAGTATTTTATAGGTGAACACTTTGTAGTTATCGACCCTAAAGACGATACTATGACTTTAGATCAATATTATGAAATGGTTGATCAAGTTGAAGAAGAACTTGGATGGAAATTCAATACTACAACAATTGATCCATTTAACGAAGTTAAGCATGATTTTAGCGGTAGACAAGATTTGTATGTTGAAGAACTTTTAGGTAAGTGTAGAAGAAACGCTAGAAAAACCGGTAGACATAACTGCTTAATCACTCACGTTAGAGACCAGCCTATCATCGAAAAAGATGGTAAGAGATTTTGCCCAATACCGACTCCAAGAGAGTTTGCCGGAGGTCAAGCGTGGTTTAGAAAAGGTGAACAGATGATTATAGTATGGAGACCTCCTTACGGAGTTACTAGAGATAACGGACAAGGAACTTACGAAGCAAACGAGGCTATTATAAGGATAGCTAAAGAAAAGCCCAAAGGTGCTTCTAAGAAAGGAGATTATACTTTCTTTTACAATAAGGAAATGAACGCTTACTACTGTAAAGATTGGGACGGAGTGGATATTTACGCTGATAGGACTAAGCTTAAAGAAAGGTGTGGGATTCAAGAAGAAATGAGCTTTGATAAAGAAGAAACCACTGAAGCATTTAACAAAGGAACAACATTTAATAGAGATGAGGATTCAATACCATTTTAAAAATGAATATAGAAGGAAATACATTATACAGTTATGGAGTTTTAGGAACTATCATAGCAAAGTTAGATGCCAGACAAGATAAAAGCGAATCGGTTAAAAAAACATTAAATGATCTAAGGAATGTTAGAATTCATATAATGTACTTACAGAATACTTTAGAGATGTGTCAGCATAAACTACAGAAAATGGAGTTAGAAGATTGTAGAAGAGATGCGGCGATTACGTCTTATCAAAGAAAGTTAAGAGTACAAGAGAAGGAACTTAATGAGATTAAAGAAGTTTTATACGACTCTATTTAATTAATTTTTAATATTTTACACACAAATAAATAAGAATGCCTAGTAAAAAAGCCACAATGGATTATAGAAAGAAAAACCCTCATCAAGTTAGGATGAGCCCTGAAGAATATCAAGTTTGGAAAGAGTTCAAAAATGATAAGAACGAAAGAGAATCATTATTAAAAGAAGAAGCTACTCAAGCAGGTATCGACTTAAAAGATATTAAGCATTATTGGTATAAATCTGAAAAGTTTTCGATGTTCGCAAAGAACGATGTTAAGTCATTAGATGAGATAAAAGCTGAAATACTAGATGAGATTAAGTCACTAGCCCCAAAGTTCCCTAAAATCAAAAGAAAAGCATCAGAGGATGATCATCTTTTGTTTATCGGATTAGCTGATTTACATTTAGGGAAATTATCAAGTGCTTTTGAAACTGGTGATCCTTATAATCACATGATCGCTGAAGATAGAGCTAAAGAAGGAATTATAGGTTTATTAGATAAATCTTCTGGATTCAACATTGATAAGATAGTTTTTAATATGGGTAACGATGTTCTTCACGTTGATACCCCTAAAAACACTACTACATCTGGAACACAGCAAGATGCTTCTCTTATGTGGTATGATGCTTTTAGAATGGCTTTTAAACTAATGGTTGAATTGATTGAGATTTGTTCTAGTGTTGCTGATGTTCACGTTATTTATGATCCATCTAATCACGATTACATGAGCGGATTTATGTTAGCTCAAGGGGTTGAAGCTTGGTTTAGAAAATCTAAGAATGTAACATTTGATGTTTCAATTGCTCATAGAAAATACTACAAGTACGGTAAAAACTTAATTGGAACTACTCACGGAGATGGAGCTAAAGCTGATAAGTTACCTCAACTTATGAGTATTGAAGCTAAAGAACATTGGGTAGATTGTGATCATTATTATATCTATACTAAACATCTACATCATAAAGTTTCTAAAGACTATATGAATGTGAATGTTGAGACATTAAGATCTCCTTCTGGAACTGACTCCTGGCATCATCGAAATGGGTTTCAACATGCTCCTAAAGCTGTCGAAGGATTTTTACATCATAAGTTATTTGGAAGAATAGCTAGTTTAACTCACTTATTTTAATGGCTCATTATCACTATACAATTAAAGAGAATCCAATATCATTAAACGATTGGTACGCCGGGAAACATTGGACAGTTAGGAAGAAACAAAAAGATAGGTGGTACGCTATTTTTAAAGAAGTTTTAGATAATAACATCCCTAATATAAAGAAAGAGTATAGGATCAAGATGCATGTTAATTCTAGGCATGATCCTTCTAATGTTATAACAATGATCAAGATATTTGAAGACACTCTTAAAAAGCTAGGTTATATTATAGATGATTCACCTAAATACTGTAAAGGTATCACTATAGAACCTCATCCAGACTTAGAAAAACCATCATTCAATCTAGTTCTAGAGAGTTTATAGTTAATTTTTTCTCATTGAAAATCAAGCACTTAAGAAATTAGGTGCTTTTTTTATGTTAAAAAGTTTTCAGTTACAAACAAAAGTCTGTATATTTGATATATCAATAATTAAAAAACGAATAAATATGAAATTAAGAAGCGGACAAATTCAAGATGTTAAAAGAGCAATCATCAACGAAGTAAAAGAATTAGAGTACGGTACTAGAGGTCTTAACTCTTATGTAACATTAACTGGTTTAGATTTAGACTTACAGTACTCTTTAAAAGTAGCTCCAGTAGTAGAAAGTGGTTTAACCTTAATAGCTTGTTTAGATTATTGTGTAGGATTCGATAAGGAGGGTAACTCTATTGAGATAGTTAACGAAGAAGACATTGAACGTATAACTGTTAAACTTTGGTAATATGGATGATGGAATTTTACAAGCAATAGAAAAAATAGATGTTCTTTTAGAAGCTTATCAAGCTAGACTTTGTACACAAAAGGATAATAGATCATTGAAACAAGGTTTTGACGATTTATGGTTTATTAAAGAACAACTTTGGAGAGTAGGAAAAATAGAAAACAATTAAATATGAAAAGGAAAGAAATAGAAAAATTCAACAAAGCTAACGGTCAACAAATTAGTAATAGACCTATCACTAAATCAAATTTTGATTTGAACGTAATTAACTTTGATATAAAAGGTTATAAACATGCTAAAGAAGCTAACGATATTATCGGGGTTGCTCATCATTTAGGTAGTATTCTACACGCTGTTTTATCCTGTTCTGTTGAACACGGATTAGAAATGAGCCCTATATTTGAAGTTATCAACGATGAACATATCAATTTTATCAAGAACGGAGAATATGAAGTTAGAGATAGGATCAAAGGAGCTTTATCTTACTCTATTCAGTATGATGGAGCAGTAACTGATCCAAATAAAAGAGTTAAGGACATTGACGTTGAGGTTGAGAAATATGTAACAACTGTTGTTGACTGTGTTGCTAATTACTTTGATGTAACTGTAAATGCTTTATGTGGAGAGAGTAGAAAAAACCCACTCCCAGTAGCTAGACACTTGATCAGTTACTTTTGTTTTGAGAGATACATTTCTTACTCTCAATTTGGTCCTATATTAACTAACATTATTAATAGGGATAGAACAACCTTTATACACGGTAATAAAAAAATCGCAGAAGGTATGCCTTATGACTCTAAACTTAGAGTAGCTGTTAAAGAGATTGAAGATCAAATAAAAAGAACACTATTACAATTAAATTGTTAAAAAAGTTTCATTTATTAACAGAATATACTTATATTTGAATCAATAACAAAAACGAATAATTATGAAAGTACAAGATCTAAGAAAAGAATTGTCAAACGGAATCACAGACTTTGCATTTATTAAAAAGGACGGTTCAGTAAGAATAGCTAAAGGTACTACGAATTTAACCTTTGTTCCAGTAGAAAAACATCCAAAAGGAACAGGGAAAGCGAGTGACAAAGTTTTAGCTTACTTCGATTTAGAAAAAGATAACTGGAGATGTCTATCAGTTAACACGGAATTTGTAACAGCTTAATAAACCAATATGAATATTTTAGAAAAAGCAAATGAGATCGTGAACGAACGATCAGAAGAAAAAGAAAGACAGTATGGACCGTTTCAGCAGTGTATGCTTAAAACGGCTAAATTAGCCTCTATAATGAGCAATAAAGAGATTTCTATAGTAGATGCTTATAATGTGTTAGTGGCTCTTAAAATGGCTCGTCAGAGCTATGCCCATAAAGAAGATAACTTACTTGACGCTGTGGCTTATTTAGGGTCCTTAAATAACTTCTTAGAAAAAGAAGGGAGCCCTAATAACAGACTAAGTGATGAAGAATACGACGAAGCCTACGAAAAAACTTTGAGGCCTAAAACAGCTTTTGAAAAGTTTGATGAGGATTACGAAAAGACATTGGGGTATAAAATGAGTAATAGACATAGGTAGTATGAATACTTACGAAGAAAACTATTCGGCAGCTATACACTTAGTGGCTAAGAAAGGAGAAAAAATAAATTCCAGGAATGGAAAGGTTCGCCAATTAACAGGAATCCAGATTAGGGCCAATCTAAGGGAAGGTTTTCCCATTGTAACAGGTAAAAAGATTTTTCCTAAAAGTATATTTGTTGAGGTTGAGTGGTTATTAAGAGGAGAAACAAATGTAAAGTTTCTTCAAGAAAGGGGCGTTACCATTTGGAATCAATGGGCAAAAGAAGATGGTGATTTAGGACCAGTTTATGGTAAACAAATCAGGGATTTTGAAGGGGTTGACCAACTTAAAAACCTTATTAAAGATCTTAAGTCTAACTATACTTCAAGAAGACACCTAATAAGTATGTGGAACCCTATTAGAATTAACGAGATGGAACTACCTCCTTGTCATTATGCTTTTCAATTAGTTACTTACCCGGACCATATTGATATTGTCGTATCAATGAGGTCTTTAGATTTATTTATTGGATTGCCTTATGATGTAGGAATGTACGCCACTATTTTATCTATAATAGCTAAAGAACTTAATAAAAAACCTGGTGAAGTCATTATAAACGCAGCAGCTTGCCATTTATACGAGGAGCATGTTTCAAAAGCAGCGATTTATGCGGGGCGTAAAAAGAAAGCCTTACCAACTTTAGTAAACTGTCCAAAGTTTAGTGAGTTCAGCTATGATAAGATGATTTTAGAAAACTATAATCCGGATTCAAGATTAGAAGTAAAAGTGAAAAAATAAAAATTAAAAATTATGGAATTAAAAAACGAATTTAGCTCAATTAGAGAATGGGCAAAAGACAAAGGAATCTTCGAAAAAGGAGATGTAAAGACACAAACTTTAAAGCTTTATGAAGAAGCTGGAGAATTATCAAAAGCAGTGCTAAAAGATGATATTCCAGAGATCATTGATGCTATTGGTGATTGTGTTGTAGTACTAACTAACGTAGCTGAGTTAGCTAAGATCAAGTATGGAATTGATATTACTTTAGAATCTTGTGTTAATGAGGCTTATAGTGTTATTGCTAAGCGTAAAGGTAAAATGGAAAACGGAACATTTGTAAAAGAAGCCTAATGAGAAGATACGTTGCTAAAATAGATTTGTCTGATTTTAATAATAGATCTACCGGGGAACTTGGGGAGCTAGCTTTCAAAAGCTGGTTCCTTAAGAACTTTCAAGGTGAAACTATTCATGATCAGTCGTTAGATAGAGATTACATGGGAATTGATTTTGCTTGTAATAAAGGTTACACTTACCAAGTCAAAGCTACTTCTAAAAAAACCTACACCTTTAATTGCTCTTTAGAAAGTCTCTCTAAACATTTAAGGGCAGACTTCTATGTATTTATTCAAATTAAGGATAAATACGCTTATATTGAAGGTATTTACAGTGAAGACTATGTAAAAGCAAATATAAAAGAGAGTTATAAGTATAAGAACACTTTTGTTTATGCAAAGGATTTATTACAACAAAAATTATTTAATTAATTATGGATTCACAGAAAGAGAGCTTTATTAAGCTTATAGAGTCAATAGGTTATCCTTATAGGAGTATGACTCAAATTGACAAAAAAGAGTTAATTAATTTACACAGAAACGTTTTCAATAAGAGTAGTGCATATTACGAAAGTCGTACGTGTAGCTCTTGTTACGTCTCTATGCTTAACGACTTAGTGATCAAGTTTAATTTACCTAAAAGAATTGAAGTCGCTAGAGATTACGAAACTAGAAAAGCTATTTGTCTGGATTGTACAGCTACAAAAGATCAAGAAGGACCAATATACACTTGCGGTAAGTTAGGTAAACCTTCTAACGGTAAAAACAAAACTTGCGGATGTGTTATTAATGTTAAGGCTAGGTTTAAAATGTTCTCTTGTCCTAGAGGTAAATGGTAGATCATGTACGAATTTAATTTTATAAAATGTAGTGAGTACAATTTTGTTAATAAATTGGAGAAAGCTACAGAGTTAGGTTGGGAGTTAGCAGGTAATATAAATCCCTATAGAGGTAGAGGTTCTGGAGGTGAGCAGACCTATTTTACTATACCATTAAAAAGAAAAAAAGAAAGATGAGTAAGACAATAAAAGATTATTTCTCTATTAAAGAGTTAGTAGACGAAGAGGTGTTTAACAGATTTGGTAATGGTGCTTGGAAGTTTTTAGATGAAAACTTATTAGATTGTTTATTCATTATTAGACATAACTTAAGAAAACCTATAACGGTTAATAATTGGGCGTGGAGAGGTGAGTTCTCTCAAAGAGGATTAAGGCATAATAATAGCCCTATGGTTAAAAAGAAAACTAAGGCTTACTTATCAGCTCATATGTTTGGTAAAGCGGTAGACTTCGACGTTGAAGGAATGACAGCTATAGAAGTTAGAGAATGGATAGTAGCTAATGCTGACTTATTTCCTTGTCAGATTAGGTTAGAAAGGAATTTAAAAGGGAAGCCGATTTCTTGGTGTCATCTTGATTGTATCCAAGACGAATCTAAGTCGAAAGTGTATCTATTTGATGTTTAAAAGCATATAATAATTATGGCAGGAAAGAAAAAAGAATACGTAGCAGACTCAGTAGAAGTCGATAATAGAATAGCTGAAGCAATAGATTTTTTGCTTAACAAGAATATGAGTAGAGGTGAATGGGTTATTCACTGTAAGAAGAAGTATGGTATTGAGTCAAGACAATCTGATACTTATTGGAAGAAAGCTAAAGATCATGTGAAAGAAAAATTCGCTAAAGATAGAGAAGCTATGGCTGAATCACATCACGCTAGACTTTTTAAGTTATATATGGAAGCTATTAAAGAAGGTGAAATGGAAATAGCTAGAAAGATCTTAGCAGATATAGCAAAGCTTACTGGAGTAAATGAACCAGATAAGAAGGACGTTACTAGCGAAGGAGAAAGAATACAGATTAATATTGGAATTGAACCGGACGAAGATAATGAGGAGTAAATTATTAGAAGAAAATAGAAGAAAGAGAAAGGAGTTTAGAACTAGGGTTAGCGCTATGCCTTTCGAGATTAGATATAGTAGCTCGTTTAGATACGTAGGCGCTAAATTTAGAAGAACACGTACTTATGGTGAAGAATGATATTAAATTAACTAAGAAACAAGCATTAGCGTTTAAATACCTAAATGACAAGGAGACTATAGAGGTGCTATACGGCGGGAGTGCCGGAGGGGGTAAGTCCTTCTTCGGCGTTCTTTGGTTAATACATAATTGTGTAAAGTATCCGGGTACTAGGTGGTTAATGGGACGTTCTAAATTAGATGCTCTTAAGAAAACCACTCTTAACTCCTTTTTTGACGTTACCGGAATGTTAGGTATTGATTCGGAGTATAATTATAACGCTAACGAGAAAACTATAACTTTTAAAAATAAGTCGCAGATAGTTCTAAAGGATTTGTTTCTATATCCTTCAGACCCTAACTTCGATAGTTTAGGTTCTCTTGAGATTACCGGCGCTATGATAGATGAGGCTAACCAAGTGGTAGAAAAAGCTAAGAACATTGTAGTATCAAGGATTCGTTATAAGTTAAATGAATATAACTTAACTCCTAAGTTATTAATGACTTGTAACCCTGCTAAGAATTGGGTTTTTACTTCATTCTTTAAACCTAGCGTAGAAAACCGTTTACCTAAGCATAGAAAGTTTATCCAAGCTTTAGCAACAGATAATAAGCATTTACATCCTTCTTATATAGAATCTTTAAAAAGATTGGACGAAGCTTCTAAACAAAGACTTTTATACGGGAATTGGCAGTATGATGATGATTTAGCTAAACTATTCCCTTTTGAGAATATAGTAGACGCTTATACTAACGAATTTGTACCTGAAGGAGAAAAGTATATAACTGCGGATATAGCTCGTTTTGGTAATGATAGTACCGTAATAGCTTTATGGAACGGATGGAGATTAGAGAGGGTTATTAAGCTTGATAAATACGATACAGTCCAAACATCACAAGAGATTAGAAAGTTAGCTACGGAAAACTACATCCCTATGAGTAGGGTTATAGCTGATGCCGACGGAATTGGAGGAGGAGTAGTGGACCAGTTAAGATGCAAGAGTTTTGTAAATAACTCGACTCCGGTTAAAGTAGAAGGGTCTAAGCAAAACTTTAGTAATTTAAAAAGTCAATGTTACTTCCATTTAGCTGAGAAGTTTAAAAAGAAAGAGGTTTACTTAATAGATAGTACTTTTAAAGAACAGTTAAACGAAGAGTTATCTTTAATCCGTAGAAAGGATATGGATAAAGACGTTAAATGGGCGGTAGAAGGTAAGGAGACTATTAAAACTATGCTAGGTAGATCTCCAGATATTGCAGACACGATAATGATGCGTAGCTATTTCGAACTCGTAGGTTCTAAATCTTGGATTGATGATTTAATCTAATAAAATTATTCTCATTGAAAATCAGGCAGTTAGAAAATAACTGTCTTTTTTTTGTTAAAAAAGTTTCATTTATTAACATTAAAAGATGTATATTTGAAACAACGAACAAAAACAAAACGATATGTTACATTTTATTTCAGACAGTCAAGCTACTTTTCATTTAGATAATGAAGAAAAAGTATTATCAACTCTAAATAGGTTAGGTGTTGGTTTCGAGATTAAAAAACCCTCTTATTATTTACAGCAAATAGGCTGCCTTAAAGCGAAAGTGGTTTTCGATTATAGTTTAAGCGTGAGAGAATTGTTTATTTTACAAAACGACAAAATTTTTAGTTAACCAATAGCCCTACGGGGCCACAAACAAAACGATATTATGAAAAACGAGATTAAAAACAGAGCAAGAGTAGCTAGTGTTAACCAGAGTAAAGAGGATAAAATGCACTTAGTTTATTTAGCTATGCTTAACGGTATTAAGATTAACGAAGAGTTAAAGTCTTTATACGATAAGAAATTAATTCTAACTTGTGATAGTATCTATTATTTAAACGACGAACTTATTATACCGGGTTTTAACGAAGAAGAGCCAGTTCCTTCTTATAACGGTAACGGAGTAGAGGAAAAGATAGTAGACTATAGCGAGTTAATGAGCTACTTAATAAGAAAAAATAAAGAGAATTTAGAGCTTTGCTCTATAAAGTATAAAGGAGTTCTAATAGATTGCTATTATATCTTTAATGAGTTTGAGTTTACTTTAAAATATGTAATGCTAGGAGATACCAATATTACTGACTTAGTAGACTTAGAGTCTATTGAGATAGATCTAGCAAACAAGTTAATAGATGATTGGGCTAGTTAATTAATTAAAAACGAAATCGAAAAACTATAAACTATGAAAACAGAACACAAATTAGAAAACGGGACTATTTTAGAGGTTGGAAAGAAGTATATTGGAAATAGCTGGGAGGATTATGAGTATATGACTATTAAATACTTAGCGGATAGTTTTTTCGTTTATGAGTTAGACAGAGGTACTAAACATACTCAACATACTTGTGATTATGATTTCGCTTATAATAGTTGGAACTTACAACCTTACCAAGAACCAAAGAAAATGGTTAAGATTTATAAGTATGCTTGGTTTAGTTCATTTACTTGGCTTGAAACAAACTCTTACTACAAAGATGACCAAACTTTTCAGAAAGATTATGATTGTGATAAATTCATCCGATTAGATTACAC